ATGGGCTGGAAGGTTACATGAATCTTAATTTTGATGTTTTCTCTGTAATGCCTAAATTTTTAAGAGTAGTCCAGGGCATGTTGGAGCAAACCGATCACCAGGTAATTGCTACAGCAGTAGATCCTAAAAGCTCTCAGGAGAAAGAAGAAATGAAGCTCCGGACAGCGTTCAATATGAAATATCAGGATATAGTAGGACAGTTGGAAAAAGGGTTAGGTGTTGAAAGCGGAAATGAATTTATGCCAGAATCAGTTGACGAACTGGAATTATACTCTGGAATGGGCGGTTTTAAGCTATCTCGGGAAACAGAGATGGAAGAAGGACTTGATTATACATTCTATATTTCCGACTGGAAAGAGATAAAAAAGAAGGTAATAAAAGACATTTTAACCTTTAATGCATGTTGCGTAAAAGACTATACCGACAACTATGCAAAGAAAGCGAAAATCAGATATGTTGATCCATCTATGTTTATAGGCCAATATTCAAAGTCTTATGATCATAGGAGTATGCGCTGGGGCGGAGAAGTAATCCAGATGTCAGTAAATGAGATATACAAGCAGGATCCCGACATTGATCTCTTAAAGCTTCAACAACTAGCAAAAGGATATAACGGAGTAGGTAGTAATTCCCGATTAAATGATATTCAGATGGGGACAGCTTTCTCAAAAGAGGGAGATTGTGCCTGGACCGAGTTTATGGTTGATGTACTAGACTGGGAATGGAAGTCTATAAACAGTGAATATTGGACAAAGAGGACCACCAAATATGGTGAAGAACTTATGTATGAGGAAGAATGGGGAACAGTTAAAGATACAGAGAAAAGGAAAACAGAGGTTTATGATATTCATGTAGTCTATAAGTCACAATGGGTAATTGGCACAGACATAATCTTTGACTTTGGACTTCAGCATGATATCCCCAGACCCGAAGGGAAAGAAGTTGCTCTATCCTATCATTTCTACAAATATGACGATAAGGCTATTGTTCAGTCTTCAGAGCCTTGCGTACACCAGATTGCACTTGCTCATATAAAACTGCAGAACGCACTGGCCCAGGCAGCCCCAGCGGGTATATCTATTGAGTACACAGCTCTTCAAAATATGAAGTTAGGCGGGAATAAGATGGAACCATTGGAGCTTTTAAAGATGAGGAAGCAGAATGGAGATCTTATCTACAAAGCCACAACTCATAAGGGGCAGATGAATATCCCGGGAGGATATCGACCCATACAGGAACTTTCCGGAGGTATAGGGAACCAGTTGGATGAGTTTATCAAAATCTTTGATCTCTATATTAACTTCATTCGTGAGGTAACAGGCATAAACCAGATAGCAGATGCCTCAACACCTAATCCGGAACAATCAGTCGGAGGATCTGAAATGGCTATTGCAGCTACCAATAACGCTTTACGCCCGGTTTATTCAGCTTATGTTGCTACCAAAGAGAAAGTTGCAAAGAACGCATGTTTGAGGATGCAGTTACTCATCAAGCATAATAAGAAAGCTATGGAGGGCTATGTGCCGATAGTAGGTAGAACCGGAGTGCAGATCCTTAGTATAGGAGCAGATGTAATAGATGCGAATTATTATATCAAGTATGAGGCTAAACCTACCGATAAAAGGAAGGAGACTATTCGTGCTGCGGCAATTGCGGCCATGCAACCAGACAAGGATGGAACAAAGAGTATTGAACTTCCTGATTTCCTATTAATCGAAAGAATGTTGGAGAACGGTAATTTAAAATACGCTGAAGCTTTCCTGAATTATCGGAGTAAAAAGAATAAAGAAAAACAACTACAGCTCCAGAGAGAGAATATGCTTTTGGATAAGCAAAGAGAATTAGAAGGCATAGACAAAAAACATAAAGCAGACATTGAAAAGACTAGGTTTGAAACTGACGAAAAGATTAGGTTTGAAGCAGCAGTTTTAGAATTGAAAGAAAAATATGCTCAGGTAGAGTTTGAAAGAGAGAAAGAAAAGATTGCTTTACAGTCAACTATGAATGCAATAGAAAAGAGTGCATCAATACCTACACCAGTAACGGCAGAATAATTTATATATTTGTAATCTAAAACAATTGCTATGGCAAAGAAAAACATTGAAGGCAGACAAGAAGAATTTGATGCGTTGAAAGATCTTATCGATCCGGCAGAATTAGCAGCGCAACTAGGAGAAAATCCACCGGCAGGAACACCGCCTGCAGGAACGCCTCCAGCCGGCACACCCCCGGCAGGAACACCACCTGCAGGAACGCCTCCAGCTGGCACACCCCCGGCAGGAACACCACCTGCAGGGGACCCACCATCCGGCGCAGCAGGAACACCTCCCGATGCAACTGGCATACTGAAAGAGATTTTCGGTGATCAGTTCACATCGGTAGATGATCTGAAAAACAAGAATATTCCCAATGTCCTCAAAGAGTATGACCAGTTGAGACAACAGGTTGAGGCTCTTTCCACAGAGAAAGAAGAATTAACGGGCAAACTTAACTTAAAGCCAAAGACCGCTTTCGCGAACGATGACTTAGCTTTATTTAATGAGTTTGTGAAGACTACCGGGATTAAGAGTTTCGATGTATTTAACCGCCTTAATGGAGTAGATCCTGCAAACATGGAATACATGGATGCGATCATCCTGTCAAGATTGTTAGAGAACCCGGAACTCACCGCAAAAGAGACACAGCTACGCAAGCATGTCGAGAAGACATACAATGTGGATCCGGAGCAAGTGAGCGAAGATGATCTGGATGTTAACCGAATAGGCCTTGCTCAAGAAGGAGCAAAAGCCAGGGCTATACTCCAGGAACTAAAAGGGAAATTAAAACTTCCCGAACCCGACCTGGGAACTCCAGGCGGAGAACCTGCATGGACTCCAGAACAGGAAACTCAAGCAAAAACTGTTTGGGGTGCAGCTGGTAAGGCAATGGGCGAAAAACTCTCGAAGATTCCTATCTACATGCCTGAAGTAAAAGACCCACTGATCAACTTTGCAATACCAGAGGAGACTCAGAAGGCTATAGAGGCAAATGCATTAGATTTTGCAGTTAGCAACCGCATGGAAGCAAACGAAGAAAATCTTACAGTTGTCGCAAAATTCATGTATCAGGAGCTTATTATGAGAAACCTTGACAAGATCGCACACTCTATATTTGAGAAAGCGCGAAGCTTGACAAAGGAAGAAAGCCTTAAATTTTATCATAATCCTAATCCACTGGGTGCTGGCGATACGCCACCGGCAGGAAGAGGAGATATTGATGAAGCCGAAGCCAGACAGCAAGAGATCTTCGATAAGGAGATGGGTCGTATTTAACAGTAAAGTAAGAGGCAATGTATTTTAATAGTATTCACTAACAAACATTTAATAAAATGGGACCAGAAGCTATTGCTCAAATATATGCCTCCGATATCGTTTCAGGCTTTGACATTCACAAGCCAGAGAACCTTAACGTGCTTTTTAACCGTTTTGGAGATCAGGGAGCATCTTACTTCCAGCTTATCAGATCTATGGGATTTGAAGAGCAGGTATCACTTGATGAATATGGACATTGGGAAGAAAATCGCATCCATGAAGTTCTGCATGTTAAAGAAGATGTAGTACAGCCAGCAGTCGGGGAACCGATTACTTTTGTACTGGACGCACAGGACCTTGATGTAAATGGGAATTTTTATGCCCGCCTCTACGACCAGATACTTTTCACAAACGAAGTACCTGGATCAATCGTTGATATTGATGTTACAGATCCGGCCAATCCGGAGATTACCGTTGAACCCAACGAAGTTACAGATCAGATTCCCGCACTGTCAGAAGGCGATGAACTTGTTATTTTCACCGATGCGTGGTCAGAAGGATCCGGGCAACCCGATCCAGCTCTGCGTGGAGTATGGAGATATGATAATGTCGCCCAGATCATAAAGGAAACTATCGGATTCACCGGAACAGAGATGGTTGACCAAACTTGGTTTAATGTAACCAGTAAGGGCCAGAGCATACCTGCCTATTATTTCCTCGGCCAAATTGATATTGATTATCGCATGGCCCTGAAGATTGATGGCGCTCTACTTTGGAACAAGATTACTACCAATACCGGGATTGTTGATCCTGATACTGGTCGTCCAGTTAAAACAACTGAAGGTCTTATTCCTTATATCCGCCGGGTAGGAAACGAACAGACCTATGCTCAGGGTGCATTTGATGTTGATGAATTTGATGAAATGGACAACACTCTCGATAGAGAACACGCAGGAAACTATATTCTGGGTCTGCTAGGTATATCCTTGCACCAGGATATTGAGAACTCGCTGGTTGACTACTTCCAAAATACCAATATCAATTTTGTGAAGCCGGCTATCAACAGTGTTCTTTTCAATAACAATGAGGCTTTAAGTGCATCAGTAAACTTTACCTATCTGACAAAATCAGAAAGGACCTTCCTTATGAAAAGGATGGGTGTATTCAATAACCCCAAACTTTATGGAGCAACTGGATATAACGCTCCTAGAATGGGTGTTTGGATGCCAATAAACAGACGTAAGGATCCTGTTTCCGGGAACATGGTTGCATCTATTGGATGCAGATATCGTGGACTTGGTAAATACAACAGGAGAATGGAAGTCTGGAGTGTTGGTGGTGCTGGTGAAGGCCTGAAAGTTACCGAATTTGACCGCAGGCATACATACATGAGAGCACATGTTGGCGCTCACTTCCGTGGTGGGAACCAATTTGTACTCATGGAAACCTAAATAGAATATAGGGGAGAAGGGCTGGCTGCCCTTCCCCTTATTTTAAATTGACACTAAATTAAAATGCTATGTTATACAAGAATGATGTACCGTACAAATTGACTAATGCAGATTTGAAAGTCTTAAATGACAAGTTCAAAAGATTTCCCCTGGCAATTGTCTATCCTCCGGAGAGAATAACAAAAAACAGATCTCCCCAGAACAAACTCCCGGATAAGCCAAATTCAATCTCTTTCCCATTATCGGCTACAGTGAAAACAAACCTGGGTGCTGATCATTGGAGATATGCAGAGAATGTGCTTATCAAAGATCATGGAGTAAGAAAATATATTCCTAAAAGCTTACGCTTCAATGGTCGTCAGTTATTGCAGGAAACCGATGCAGAGCTAGCATGGTTCCTTTATACCAAATCAGAATATTGTAAGGAAGGCCTGAACCAGAAAGGGAAAACCTACAAATTCATGTTTGAGGATCTGGTTACAGATGCCGAAAGGCAGGCAGAAGCCGAAGCTGTAAGAAGCCAGGTTAAATCCCTCATCTATGGTAAAGACATGGGATTATCAGAAGATAAGCTCAGGGCCGTTGCAAAAGCCTATTTCATTAAGAATGTAGATCTTCTGGCACTGGGTCAGGTTAAGGTCGCTATTGAGCACCAGGTTAACCGGGACCCGGTTCGTGGCCTGCAGAAATTCATTGAAATGACAAAAGGCGATGAGATTTTAAAAATCCGCGTAAGGATGCAGGATCTCATTGATGCTAAAAAGCTAAAATTTGAAACTGCAAAAAAAGAATGGATCTGGACCGATGGAGACAAGAAACTAGAATCAATATGCAAAGTCGCTCCCGGAGCCAATCCAAATGATATTATTTGTGATTACTACCTGGGGAATAAAGACTTTCAGGAGGTAGTTGAGGCCGTTGAGAAATCTAAAAAGGTCAAGGCAGTATAAGAAGTATTTCTCATTATGTATATATAGGCACCGGATTTATTTATTATCTCCGGTGCTTTGTTTTATAAATGTTGTAACTTTACTCACAATTAAAGTTATGTACTACCTTAAAATGTCATGTCATGGGAGCAAACGCAAAAGAAAATATCGTAAAAGTAGTAGCAGTTGATCTTACTACTGAAGATTACGAACCTGGAGGCGGATTTTTCTTTAGAGCTACAGTAGGAGGAACTATTAAGTATTGCCCTACCAGTAATAAGGACTCCGAAGCAATTACAAAAACTATTGATGCATCAGCTACTTTCAATGATCCGGAATATTGCCGGAAAATATTTAAGGTAGGAACAACTGCAACAGGTATCTATGCCGGATTTGGTGTTTAATTGCTATCATCATGGGAATAGCAATCAAAATAGGAGGTCTTACAATAGGAGCCGGAGGTTTTTCATGGAATCGTTACTGGTCTGCACATTTATATAATGAGTCAGATTTATTAATGAAGTCTGTTGAAAGGAGTGGTTTGT